CGAAAAGATCTAGGAAAAAGTAGGGATATTGATTTAAAAGTTAAGAGAAAAGAGTCTTATTGGTCCACATAGTCCTTCATAAACCTCCAAGCCTCCCCTGATTTTAGTTCATCAAAATTCCAATGACACATAGATATTTTTTCTATCCATTTTTGTCGGTCAAAAAGGTCAGGTGTTTCGATTTTAGATAAATTAGTGTTACCTACTTCGAAACTTTGACTATTTTCTGGTTTAGGATCTGTTAAAAAAACAGGAATTCCTTCAATAAGGCTGGCAATACTTGGACTGCTATTATAAACTATGGTTGCCCACGCATTTTTTAAATCTTCTATAAGCGATGGTTGTTTACTTACGCTCACGTTTGGTAAATTTATCTTTAAACTCTGTTTAGTGGTTTTGTCACCGGGGTGGGCTCTTACAATTATGGGTCGGTCGGTGAACTTTTTTACAATGTTTATAGTTGAATTGAGCCATTCTAAAGAATTTAAACCTTGCATACTCCATCCGCCATTTCTTTGTAAGCAAATTAGAACATGTGACCCGTTTTTTCTATAATCTTTAAGAGATAGTCCCAGATTTTGTTTTATTCTACTCCAACGACTAGGGTCTATGTGTTTATCAAAATAAAATCCAGTTGAAGGAAACACTCCGTCGTAACTGTAACGTAGATAAGTTTTAGTATTACCGGGGTCAGCATATAGAAATAAATTACTATCAACAATTAATGTTTTTTTGCTATTTTCTTTCTGAAAATCTAGTATTTTTTTACGTAATACTAAGTGAGGACTAGTTTTGCTATTTTCATGAACAAATCCCTGCAATATAGCCACATCGGACATCACTAGAGTAGGTTGAAGATGCTTTATGGGTCTATCACCTTGCATCATAACTCCTAAGCAATAGTTATCTAAAATAAGAGGCTTTTCTGGATTTGAATTATTAGGCGGAATGCCTGCATAATATGCGGCCACTGTAAATTTACGCATAATATTGCTTAACTAACCTTACTGCTGTTCCATCCATAAGTTCATCGTAACTAAATTGACTATAACTTAAACTACACAGCCAATTAGCCAAGTTAGGCCTGTATAAATTATTAATATCCGATAACTTTTGTCTTGTTATAGTATTTGTAATGTGCCTATCAAGTGTTATTACAGGTATTCCATTCCAAATTGCTTCTGTCGCCGCGTTAGAATTAATATTTACTAAACAATAATAATCTTCGTTCATTAATTCCTTATAAAGCGACTTTCTTATTTTTTTAGGAAATTTTTCTCTAAAAATTATTTTTTTATCAGTGTAATTTCTTAATTCTGATTCAACTTGAATCTTCCATTCTTTAATGTTTATTCCGAATATCTTGGCGCTAAAAGGGCCCGGTTCTATTACAAGAATTTTATGACCGTCGTGACGCCAATTTTTAGGAAAATCTTTAAAGGTTCCTAACCTGTCAACTGGTGCTTCGAAATTGCCGTCAAAATGAATGTGGTTCCTTACTAATCGGTGCCATTTTTTATTAGTTTCTAAAAAATTTGTATATCCGCTATCGATAAACCAGAACGGGCTTTGATTTTTAATTTTTCCTACTAAAAACCCTTCATTATTAACTGTATTTCTTAACAAGCAATCACTTGTTATATCAGATACTTTAGACCTTCTTACAAACTTAGATCTAGGGTTTATATCAAATCCTACTGTTTTTATAAAATTTTGTGTTTTGTAATTTTTATAGAGGCGAAAGATTTTATCTTCGCCTAACACATTAAAGACCTTATCGATATTTTTGTGTAAAGTTAAAAATAATCTACTTTTTCTTTCTCGTATTGTTTGTTCTGATTGATTTACATATAATTTAAGATCAGTGTTGATGTATTTTAACATCTTTTTTTTGACCTTGGTTATTTCTGTTTCTTTATCAAAATGCAAACTAAGTTTTTTATTTTTCTCATAGGAGATTTTTAAACGTGCTGAATGTTGCGTAGTCTCGGGCCAAGTAAATAATGGAAAATTATAAAATTTTGTTTTACTTGTTAACACATCAACTAAGAATGCTACTATTTCTTTATCATTAATCAGCAAATTCATTTAATATTTTCCAAGCAGTTCCATTCGTGATTTCTTCCACAGTAAATTGCCCGTAGGCTAAGTTTTGACATTGTGCTATGATTAACTCGCGCTGGGGAAGCCAAGGATTCATTAATTGTGATAAATCTGTATTGGATATAGGACTTGCAGCGCAAGGGACGCTGACAAAAGCAGGAATGCCGTATAAAACGCTCTCCAAAGCCGCAATACTATTAAAACAAACTGTAGCATGTACACCGGAATTAAAAGCATCATAGATACTATATTCATGGTTTCTGTAGGAACGACTACCTTTTACTCTTATTTCGATTGGCATATCTGTATGTTTCTTAATTTCCTTAGTAGTTTCCTCTACCCAAGTTTGAGTATCAAAGTTGTAATAATTACATGCTTTAGGGTTTGGCAGGACTAGCAATATTTTTTTGCCGTTGCGTTTCCACCCTTTCCATTCAAGCCTAGGATCTTGTCCAACAAGTTTCATCCATCTGTCACTGGGCCTAGGTTTTATTGTAGAATGTTGAAGATCATTTTTTACTATTCGATGATATATTTTTTTACCTGTCGGATTACCAAGGCTAGGAAAATTACCAAAATATCCTGTATCTACATAGTAAAAGTCTCTACCTGTTTTTTCGCAATTTTTAATAGTTTTCTTCTTTGCAATTCCACGTATCGTTAGTGCAATATTTTCAGTTTCTCTGTCTTTGGTGACGGCTCCGTTCGTTGAATTAGCGAATAGAGTTAAAATATGGTTATCGTGTTCTTGTTCGTTCATTTTAACATTTCTCTTAAGTAGCGTTTCCATACTTTATGATACGGACATCGTCTATATTCAGCGAACCATGGTCCACCTTCAGTGTAATGTATAGCAGACGGAGTACCATCTTCAGGTTCGTTATACCATCCTGCTAACCAATTCCATTCAGGCATAAGGCTACCTATTTCCTCGTCCTTTAGCCATTGAAATCTGTGTAAAAATTGCCCTGTTTGAGTATTAATAATTTCAGGAGTTAGCATTCGATTGCTAGTGTGGCCGCAGTTCCATAATATGCTTGAACTCCAATTTTTCCTAGGATACGGAAGTTGCTTACAGCCATCCATCTTTAACCCTTCTTTGGGTGTGTAATCATGTTTTACAACCATAACAGCATATTTGTTATCGGCTAAATCGAATAATTTTTTCACATCTTCTACAAATACAAAATCACAATCTACAAACATAGCCCATCCTTTATAATCTGTAAGGTATGGAACTAAAAATCGAGTGAATGTAAATTCGGTTGAACTTAAAGGATCTATTGGTCTATTGTAGGTACCTGCTTCACGCAAATCTTTTTGTTTCAGTGCGAATACTTCAGCATTTTTATTATGCTTTTTAATACTATACTCACAGACTTGATAGGCGATATCTTCTCTTATGTCGTATCCTACAAAGATCTTCATTTTCTTTCTATATCCTCTTCTATGCAGAGTTCACCAAATTGTACCTCTAAAATCTTACAGGGTTGATTATAATTATTTTGACATTGGTGCCAAACTAATTTTCCTATATTGTAAGTTTCGTGAATCTGTTTAGTTATTTTATTTTGAATTCCGTTATGTTCAGTGATTATATCACACTGGCCATCAAGGATATACCAATGTTCTGACCTTTGTTTATGTCGTTGCATAGACAGACTTTTTCCTGGTAAAATGACAAGTTCTTTAACTTTATATCCAGGGTTTGAATCTAAAACTTTCCAATATCCCCAAGGTCTCTCTACTTTTTGCGCTGTCCAATTATCTAAAATAACTCTGCTAGAGTTTTGTTTTTCTTCTCCTCCGACGCCAAAAACAAATTCTACATCGTTGAATACCATTTCAGGTATATTATCTCTGGTACGATCCCCACCATTTGCAAATATTAAATGATGCTTCTGAGGGTACATTTGTTTAACCATTGCTATAGCCTGTATAGCACTATTATCTTCATCTCTGAAGGCAATGACTTGGTCAACCATTTTGAGGTTACGTATGATTTCCATACGTTCCCAACAAGGTAAAAATGGCCGACCTTTTTTACGGGTCAGCCATGCATCACTGTTTACTCCAACGATAAGTTTATCGCCTAATTTACGTGCTTCTGTAAAGTAATTTAAATGCCCAAAATGTAATGGATCAAATCCGCCTGTCACTAATACTATTCTCATGGCTATATTTACAAACTAGCATCTTCCATTCCTGCAACTCTGAGTTTAACAATGTTAGTAATCATCCATTGTTTTTGATCAAGTGCTTTTGTCACACCTAACCATTTATTTCTTATTAAGGCAAATTCATTAATAATTTTCTCAAAATCGACAACATCGTCTTCTCCTTCAACAAATTTTTCGCAATCTCTGCTGCTAAGGGCACGTTGATAGTTTTCGAGATATTTACGAAAATGCCGACTTTTCAGTCGGCGTAATTCGATGTTTAAGTACTCTAGAATAGCCTCTATTTCTTGAAGTTGCCCGAATCTATATTCTGTTATTCCTGGCATACTGGCTGCTGCTTTTTCTATATTACCAGTTATACGGCTATCTTGTTTTGCGACTTGTAATTCGTTATTATAATATTCCACAGCATCGGGGATATGACTAATATCCTTGGATATTTTAGTATACCAATTCATTCGTCTTCTTCGTAGTCCCAGTTATCCTCTTCGTAGTCCTCTTCGTCTTCATTGCCTTGATCTAAATAATATTCTATAGCAGAGTCCAGGTCATCGTCAATTCCTACAGCAGATTCTAATGTTCTATCAGAAATTCCATGATCAGCCAACAGGTCAATATAACGTTCACCTACTGCTTCTAAAACCTTTTTATCTACATATTCTTTAAATAACATCCAGATGTCGGCAATTTGATTCTCATTCATGTTCAACGGGCTCCTCAGTTTGTTCTGTTATAGTTTTTTTATGATTAGGAAAATCATCCATTATCATATGTAATTTATCATCTTTCCACTCTTTTCGGTAGTATAAATGTTCTTTACCTAAACTGTCAACAAACTTGAGTCTATTCCCCTGTTGTACTAAAAGTCCTTCTTTTCAAATAAATCTACTAGCCCACTGCAAGGATTCATTCCTGTTTTATATGGAATCTCAACCTCCATAGTTTCAAAAGGTTTAGCATATCTAGTTTTCATAACTTTACAAGCAGCGCGAATACCGTGTACTTGAGAAGTTTTATTACCGTCTTCGTCGACTTTTAATTTTAATTTACGCATGGCTACTACAATACTACTTGCGTAGATAAATCCTTGTCCACCTGAAATCTTGTCATCAGGATCAAACATGTCTTGGCTAGCATAGGTATGGTTAGTAGCAACTAGTCCAATGTTATGACTTCCAAACATGTTAACACAATTACGAACTAATGCTGTCAGTGCTTTAGGCTTACGGCCCATGTCACCTTTTAAGTCTCCTGCTTCAAATTGGTTAACATCCGTCGGTGTCAATAGCATACCTAAACTATCAATCACAAATAAGACCTTGGGCTTAGCCTCTTCTGGCATGGCCTTATACTCTTTCATAAACTCATTAATAGTTTTAGCAACATCATCTATCATTGCCATATTAAGTTTAAGAAGTTTATTCTCGTCAGTGTCAACACCTAAAGCATTTAACCAGGCTTGATCTAAAGCATTTTCACTGTCAACTAAAACAACATATATGCCTTGTTCTTGTGCATGTTTAATAATATTACCTGAACAAATATATGATTTACCTGCACCACTTTCTCCAGCAAAAACTGTCACCTTGCCCAAAGGAATTCCTTTATTGAAATCTCCGCTAATCAAATAATTTAGGGCATAATTACCTGTACTTACCCAATCTGTCGGATCATTAAATCCAACACCAAGTCCATCGATACTCTTTGTTAATGTTTTACGAAATTTACTTAAATCGAAAGGTTTTGTTGCCATTACTTTATTCCTTTAGGGTATTCTTTTGGTATAACTTCAATGTCAGTTCTACCAATGGCTTTAAGCCAAGTATTCAATCTATGAATTACTGTTGAATCATCTTTAGGATTGTCAAAATTTATATTGCAATCCATAACAGTATCCCCACTGTCTGCTTCACGACTGCTGTAATTCAGAGAAAAGTTCTCATTAATTTCAATAGTTTTTGCCATTATAATTCTCCGCAAAGAAGGCTCGAGTTTCCCCGAGCCTTATTGTTTATTGCTTGTTGTGATTGCGAATCATTGCAAGGATATCTTCAGCCTTACTACCACCTGCATTAGATGGCTTTGATTCTTCTACTTTAGGAGCAGATTTAGGTGTCGGAGTAGATGCTGGCTCATCGTCGTAATCTTCTTCAGGTGCAGAAGATTTGGTATTACGCGATGCAGGGTCTCCAGTGGCAGAACTCATACCCGCTGGTTTAAAATATTGTCCCCAACGGTCCATGTCGAATGGCTCTCCATCTACACTGGCCTCAAACATTTCTTTAATGACCTTAACTTCTACATCGCCTGGTTTCTTGGGCAAATAATCCTTCAAATTAAATAACCCATGTTTGTCAATAGCAGAACTTTCATTGTCGGCTAATGGACGACTACGGCGACTCCACTTACTTGTACTGTAATCAGCATACCCGCCTTTGCTAGTTTTAATAAGTTTGAAATCAACACCATTTACAGTGTCGGTTGGCAGGTCGTCCATCTCAGGATCAAGTAATGCTCCGCGGATAAGTTGGAAAATCTGAGGACCAATGATAAACCTACGGATAGGATTTTCTGGACGACTGTCTTCTTTTAAACCATCTTCTACTACAAAACCTTGGAAAATATAACTACGTTTCTTCCAATATTTACGACCCATATCCTCAAGACTAGGATCTTTGAACCAACCACGTACTTCTGATAAAATTGGACAAGTCTCGCCATACATTTCCATACACGGAACATTAACTACTACTGGCCGACTATCGGTAGAATCTTTTACCCCGGGGAACGGCAACTTAATCATTGCTCTCTCAACCCAGAAAAAAGTATTGTTTGAGTCTCCGTCAGGAAGAAAACGGACTGTTGATTCACTGCCTTCCTTTAAATTCCAGAACGGATAGATTGAATTATCTCCGCCTGTACGCTCGCCGCCACCTTGGCGTGATTCTTGTTCTTTTAATTTTGCGCGAATTTCTGCTAAAGATGCCATAATTTTTCTCCTATTGTTAGCCTCTAAAATTTGCCTATATTGTCTAAGACTTTCTTAAACAAAAAACGCATACATGCTATTGTATGCGTTTTTATTTAGTCTTGCAACCTCAAAGATTGCCGAAACTTGATTAAATTAATCCAGCCAATTTTCTTATTCTATTGCTTTCAAAGACTTGGCCGAGTTCTGCAATTACTCTTTCAGCGATCTGTCCGGCGCCTTCGCCGAACTCTTTTTCTACAGCAATCTTGACACCTTCTTCGCCTTTGGGGAATTGTCCGGTGTTTTCGTCAAACATTGATTTTATAAATTCGATAATTTCAGTTTGGCCTTTACTCTCGACAAAGAATTCGTCTGGGTCTAGGCCGACCATCTTGGCTGCTTCGCCCAAAGTCATTTCTTGGCCACCGATGTTAATTACTGTTTCTTTCTTGGCGCCCGCTTTTTTGGCTTTTTCCATTGCTGCTTTGGCCAAGTGCTTGGCACGACTATGACCACCGTGTTCTGCTTTGTCACCAGACTCTTTGTTTTTCTTTGGAGGATCTGGATCAAATGGTGGATCGTCATCTTTTTCTGCTTCTGTCATTGCAAGGTCATTCATATACGATTCGAAGTCTGTTAGTTCTTTAATTTCAGATTCGACTTGCGCTACTGGATCTAACTCGCCTAAACTTGTTAATAGATCATCTGCTCCGATTTCTTTAATAGGAATGCTACCTTCCCCAACCAACTTATAAATGTAAGGAAAGACATTTTTTAACTCTTCATTAAAAGATCTAATAGTTAGACGATCTATCCAGTCATTTACTATATCTTCTGGGATTTCAATATTATCAGAAGTGGTAAAACTTTCTGCAAAGGATTGATAGTAATTTTTATTCTGTAAACTATGAATTTCTTTTTTGACTTGATCGATGCGCTCTAAGACTTTGCTATTGATATTGCCCATTGCTTCGCTGACCATTTCATTACGATCTACATAGCCTTTAAACATTCTTAATTTTGATAGTTCCTCACTTAATCCAATAATATGTTTGCCGATAGGGTCATAACTTGTTCCCCCGTGTGCAACATGCACTGCTAATGCTCTGGCACCATTTAGATGCTTAAATGGATATTTGAACCGCTCACCTTCGCTGCTTTCAACAAAGATACTTTCAATATGCATTGCGCGACCTGCTGGAATATCATAATTGACCGGCTTGCTGTGCTTAACTATTAATTTTGCCTCACCCATTTCTTGAAAACTGGTTCTAGAGGTTCCCCATAATTTACTTTCACTCATTACACCATCTCCGCGATTATTCGCCAAATATAATTGTTGCCTTGGGTCTAAGTTGCTTTTAGTTATGTCGCGAACATTATAGTCCATAATATGTCTACTAGCAAAATCACTCAGACTTTCAAGAAATCTAAACCATTGACGTTTTATGATATCTGGTTGATTGGCCACTATGTCTTGACTATACATAACCACCAGACCATCACTTTCTCCATCTGGATTATCGTCTATACTTACTGTTATTGTACCTAAATCTATATTATTTTTAACATAATTAAATTCAAAAAACCTTGCTTGTTTAGGTATATCAGTCGGATCTTCATCTTTATCTCTTAACTTAATACTGGGGAATTGAGTACGTAATTTTCCAAACAATTCCACAGCAACATTTTCAAGGTTTTTTTCCATAAATATATTTATCACATGGTAGACGAAATGAATATTGGCATAGGAGGTTCAAAGTCTTCTTCCTCAAATGATTCATTAGTGCTGTAAATATCAAATACTCTGCTATCCCAATCAGCCAGAACTTGACTCATACGAACAATAAGTAAGGCTGCACTGACTAGGTCATCCTGTTCTTCTAGTTTAGCCTTAAAAGTTATACCTGAAGCAATAAAGGTCTTTAACTCTGAAATTAATGGTTTGCTGTTAATAGTCATCTTATTAGATTCTATAAGATATTTTAATCTAGCACATGCACTTATTTTAGTTTTGTGTGTGGTGTTAAATCCTTTACGAAACTTACGAACATGTCCTTTACGTATAGGCTCACTTACAAATAAACCAGGAAAACTTTCTTCACCTAAATCTCTAATACAAATTAAGCCTGCTTCACCAATGTTGTTATTTTCTATACTATAATAAATGTTGCTAGCATTGTCTTCGCCGATACACTCTTGGATATACTTTAGTATATCCCTCATTATTCTTATTTGTTGGCTAATAGGTGTAAGGTTGTGCTGCCATTCGCCTACTTGAGTGAAACTAGGCAATTCAAAAATCTGTATGGCTGCATTATTACCTCCGGTACCTAAACTTGGATCTAGAGCAACTGAATATAAACAGTCTTTACTTGGTTTTTTGTACCAACGAATTTGTCCTACGTTATACAAAGGCTGTTTACCCTCCATACCAGCAAGATGAATACTGTTAATCAGTGTTTCGTCATAGACCAGAAATTCACAATTATATTCACGACGGAAGCGCTCTTCACCTATGCGCCCACGTTCCTCTGTTGCCCAAGCATCATCTCTGTCTGGGTGCTCATCCCAAGCACAAGTAAACGGATAAAAACCGTTTACGCCTAATTCTCGTTCGTTTCCAAACTCGTCAAACTTTTTATTGGCTTCTTTCCATATTGTAGCAAACGTATCTTCGTCACTATTTGGTGTACTAGTTATTATACACTTTCCTCCAGTTGCCAATGTTGGCGATATGGAAGTCCAAAACTCCGCAGCAATGTTAGGAGGCACAAAAGCAAACTCGTCACAGTATAGTAAAGAAATACTCATACCACGACCTGTATTTTCTGTTGTAGTTGTACTAACTATACGGCTATTATTATCAAACTCTATACTACCTTTGTTATAATTTGTCACACCACATCGTATATGATCAGGGCATAATTCGTAGGCATAACGGATACGCTGCATTATTTCTTGCGATCCAGTATATTTGTGAGCACTAATTAATATAGTTTGATCAGGGTGAAACATAGCATACCACAATAGGTACCCTGCTGCACAAGTAGTTTTGCCCATTTGACGTGGTAGTAAATTTACATTAAATCTATGAAAGTGGTAGGCATCTAGCAATCTAGTTTGATACCCAAAAGGTTCAAATAATAATTTTCCTTTTACAGGATGTTGAATGTAAAAGAAGTTTTCACAGAAATAGTGATAGCCGTTGTCGGCGCTACACTTAAGCAAGTCATTGATTTGAGATTCAGTGAAACTTGTTTGCTTATGTGCCTTTTTAATTAAGACACCATCTAAACTTTTTCCAGCCATAATGTATTTACAGAAAAAAATAGGCCCTATGAGCCTATTTAGAAACCTTTAGTTATAAAGTTATTGATATTTCTGATATAATTTTTCTAAAGTTTCGCGAATTCTTGCTACAGCCATTGGATTATCACCAGGTTGCGCAGCAGCATAGTTGCCATGGGGGCGATGAATATCTGTTCCAGACATAGGTAATTCGCCCATTGTTTCTGTGGGCTCATTAGCATATTCGTCCATTGGTTGATCATCACCGATTACAACCTTTTTATCTAGGTCCATGCCAGGCTCATCATCATTTGGGTGGTCCATTTTACCTATTAAGTCGCCTAGATCATCTCCACTCCCACCATGCTCTCCATCAATATTTTTAAGAATATTAATAAGATCTCGAATTCCGCCTGACCCACTACCACTCATATTAACATTCATGCTGACATTATCTTGTTGAGTAGAGGGTTCTGGGCCCATTCCACAGCCCATTTCTTTTACCGGTTCTAGATTGCCGTCGCCGTCGAGATCTGCCTTCTTATCTCCACGCATCTTTGCTAACTGGACTTGTTGGCCAAAATAATTACCTTCATTTGGCTCTTCTACTACAGGGTTATCTAATTCATATATTTTTTTATAAAGTTCTTGAAAATTCATTTGTGTGATCCTTGTAATGCGCTTCTAGCAGGTCCTGGTTTTGCCATTTCATTGGCTTTTTCTTTATGCGCTTTTTTTGCTAGTAGTTGATCGTTGACACCTTTATATTGTTTAGGTTCATTATCCTTGCGCTCTTTTGCTAATTCTTTTAAAAAATTAGAAACATGCTTGTCGCCCACCAAATTTTGATGATTAGTTTTAGGATAGTCACACTGCCCAATTAATGCCTTACCAGATTTTGTTTCAGGATTTTCTTCTATGTTTGCTGCTTCTTCTTCCTTGAGGCTACGAACTTTGATTCGTGAAATTTCTACACCAGTGTGTTCTGAAATATAACTTGCAAGAACAGGACTAGTGGTAGGATATTTAAGGTTTACATCATATAATGTTATCTCTTGATTTTTTAATTCTGGAAAGTCTGGAAGATTTTCTTGAATAGGAGCAGTTTTATTTTTTGTAAACTTTATACATTCATATTTTTTAAGACAAGTTTCTACAACATCTTCAAAGTTATCGGGTATATCTCCGGCAACCTTGACCTTAAATTCGTAAATTTTTTCCTCTTGACTTTCAATTAGATATTCTTTAAAAGATTTCATGTTCTTTTTCCTGATAGTATATTTATTTCATATTCTTAAGTTTTTCAATTAGACTATTGCGATCTGACACAATAACTCCTGTTCCACTGACATCTACACTTTCATTAGGAGTTTCTTTGTCTAATTTTTCTTTCTTAATTTGTAATTCTATCATTTTAAGTTTTTTATCTATTTTAGCAGCCTTGGCATCGATGGCATTTTTTAACATAGTGCTTGCCACTTCAAATACCCGACCACTATATCTGGCTTCTACATTCATACCTAGATCCATTAAATCATCAAAAGCATCTGTAGCACGTTGAGCCAAGGCATCAAATTCATTGTCGCTCATATCTCCAAGTCCTTTGACTTGAGGAAGTGCTGCACTTATTTTATCGAATTCGCCGATATCTCTAAGCATAGGTTGAGAACTGTGTTTTGCTTCTTCTCGTTCGTCTTTTTTTATTATTTTTTTAGACTCGGGGAGATTTAATATTTCTTCAAGTTTCTTCATACAAATACTTATCTATTGGTGAATAAATCGTTTTCGGTTAAGATTCGAAATTTTATTCCTTGTTTTGCACACCATTCGTAGGCAGCACGCCATTTATACTGATTTTTTGCGTATTGTATTTGATTATTTTTGCTTCGGCCTACATGTTCCTTTAAGGTTTGACTTGCTGGCTTAACCTCAATAAGTTCTGTATTTACTTTACTATTTTTGTCTACATATTGTATAAAAAAATCTGGTACATATATTGTTTGTCTACCAGTGAATGGGTCTTTGTAAGGTATTTTAATTGCTTCACTTGCCCATTTGATAATATGCGGATTATTGTCACAAAATCTCATAAAACTCCATTCCCAACTTGATCTATAAGTTGGCTGATGTAGTCCTACATATTTTTCAGGATTTTGTACACTATATTTTCCTTGAGCGTAATGCCGTTTCATTGACGTATATTTCGACTTTCATAATTTTCTACTATGAAAGTATCTCTAAACCCAAGGCTGCTAGTTTTTTCTCTGTATGTATTAAGAACTTCGGCAACAACACCACTGAGTTGTTGATCTGTTAATCCTTTTAGCGTATCAATCAATTGAAAAACGTTAATATTTTCTATACGGCTTTGAGTTAATAGTACTATAGCAGTACTTTTGGCTGCGAGTTCATCAAACCCTCGTTTTAAAAAGTGCCCGACCACAGCATCGATTTGATTACTAGGAAAAGTAATTTGATGTAAAAAATACCTATCAAAAAAACTTTTTACTTCACTTGCACTATCTGTACTCGGTGATTTAGGTAGATTTATCTTGTCCATTATGGGCCTCCACCGCCCGAGTATGGGGTTCCTACAGTTACGTTTTGATTTCCTGTATCGTTTACAGGAAATACTGTGTTATTTACAGATCCAGGCCCTGCCCTTGCAACTGTTTGAAGACCTTTTATTGCTACATTTTGCAATTCATTCTTTATGCCTGCTTTTGTAAGACTTTTGGCATTCTGGTATGTATTAATAGTTTGTATTGCAGTGGTCAAGAAATTGGCAGGGCTTTGAAATGCTGCTCCTGTAGCGATATTGCCAAATACTGTGGCTGCACCTGCTAAAACTCCGCCACTACCGAATACTGACGAGGTTCCTCCACCTGCTAAAGATAACGGACTTGGGGTGTGATCATAATGCTCTTGAGCGAAGCCTGGAGGATTACCTTTAGATACTTGCCCGTAGTCATAAGTGACGGCTTCGTAGGCTAGTTGCATAGTATTTTGAGTAGGATTACTATCTGCATAGTTCATAGTATCGTGAGTGAATGTTACTATAACTGGATTAATCAATTTAGCCATAGACCAAGAATGCCTTGCCATCAAATAAATTGCAATGTTATTAAAAAACGGCACATGACTTCCATTATCAAACCCAAACGGTGTTTTAATAAAATTAGAGTTGAGCATGGCTGTTCTATTATAATTTCCGTAAATTTTAGCAGCATCGTTGTCTGCATAATAGTAACTGTAATAAGATTCCCATAGCATTCTTACTACATTAAAATTGTCTTCATGGAAAGTTATGGTAACTGGTTGATAATCAAGTTTAACTTGTGTTACTTTTCTTCTATTGTATTGATTTAATGTATCTGTTTGTATTTGAAATTTAGGTAATTCAGCAGTCTTAACTAACATGTTAAATTCTTGCTGATGCCTATACGTAAAATTTAAACTTTTTAATGCGTTAGGATTTATGCTAAAACTTACATGATATTGAAATTTAAATTTAGGGGCTAATCTAAAGTCGTCGTCGTCAAACAGTCGAGCAGCATGTTGAAAATCTGCTAACTGTCCTTTAGGACTTGTTAAATTATTAACGAACCAACTATTACTTTTACTTGTCATATTAATATTTATTGCATATTAACTACGCACTTAATGAGAACTCACAAAAAAGGCACCATTAAGGTGCCTTGTAAGGTTAATTATCTTTAGCCTAATCCTGCATTGCCAGTAGCGAATTCGCCAATAGTTCTTGCAAGTACTGTACCAACACCTTGTCCATTTGGTGTTTGGATACAGTTGTCCATTTGCACAGTAAGAGCAATTGTAACAGGGTTAGAATCACTATAGGCTAACGTTTGATAGTTTGCCTGCTGTACATAACAACCGTAAAGTTCCCATGTTTCAAGCACAAAGCCTGAACCATCTGCACCATTTCCACCATCTAAAATTTCAATGTTTGTTTGAAATTTATAGTTACTGGCAGCAGCAGCAGAACTTTGCTCTAAAAAGTCAAACTGTTTCTGTAACTGCTCGCCTACCATTTTGCTAATATTGCCATTAGCATCATCACGTAGGTTAATAGTGATCGGTTGCCATGTGTGCTTGCCAGCATAGTTAACCTTACTGTTGTATACTTCGATTGGAACATTTGTGAATTGAACGTTAGGTCTTGTTACATCTACTACCTGCTTTGTCAATTCGGTAATTCCATTACCGCCAGAACCAAAAGCAATAAACACAACTCTAAAGCGATACTTTAACTTAGGCATTAACATACCTTGAGATGTAGCGCTCTGGTTAGTTGCTAAAGGAACTGTAAATTTTGTTAGTGAAGCGACTGACATTTTATTCTCCTAAATTAGCCTAAGCTCGCAATTTCGCCAGTGTTCTTGATGCGTAATGGAACATAGATAAACTCAACTGCCTTCACAGGTTCAATTGCTATATCTAACCATAATTCATTACGATCAATTCTGCTTGGCGTATTATTAGATTCGTCGCAAACAACAACATAATCATATATAGCACGCTGACCTACTAATTCTACCAGTAGAGCCTCTGCTGCTGCTTTAATTTGATCACGAGTGATTTTGTCATTTGGTTCAAATATATATGGTTTTGCAAGAATGCTTAGTTGTCTACGTAGATAAACAATTAAACGTGCTACATTGATACGATCCAAAGCACTTGCTGCGCGAGCACGAGTTTTTTGACCATATGCAACTAACCCTGTACCTGTTAAGAATGTAATAGGGTTAATTTTTTGTTCATACAATGTATCGCGTTGACCATTGTTAAGGGCAACACTCTTGAATTCACCTTCGTTAGTGATGTAACCAACACTGGTAGAATTTGTTATTCCACCTCGTCTTACACCGGCTGGTGCAAACCATGGATAAGCGACTTGGTCATTTAATGCTATTGTTCTTAGCATCATGTGGCTTGGCGGTACAACAATGTTGTTGCCGAAGTTATCGCTTGTGAATCCCCATGGATAAAACATTGCCATATACTCATCGAAACTTACTGCTCCGATATCATTATCTTCATTAGCACCGTCTTCGTTACTAGCCCAACTTAATAATGAACTTGCATCTGGTGTTAGTCTAGATGGACTATCACCTACAACAAACGCAGTTATTGCTCTGTCATAGTTTAGATTCACTAGTTCACCGATTAGTTCTGGATATCCTGGACATGCGATTAAGTTGAATACACGACGCTCTTCGTCACGTAGTTCATCATTGTTGTTTACTGCTGCCTGCAATGCTTTAACTACTACTTTACGTTGTGCTTTGCGTCCAAAACTACCAGACCCGTCATCTTGATTGCTGCTGATTGTTACCCAGCGGTGTGGATAATAGTCAGCCATAGGATTATCATTGTCACGTGGATTGTCTGCTGTTGTGTCGATATAGTCACGCTTAAATTGTTTTACATTAAATCCGCTGCGACGTAGATTCCATAGTAACATACCTTTTGGATATAATGCAGGATCTGGAGCATCTGGATCTAAGAAGTCACTGACAAGTAAATCTGCGATTGAACTTGCATCTGCACCAGCATCGTCACCTACTTGAGTCCAACGTGCATCTGCAAATAATACACCATTTTCTGTGCTTTGATCTGTTGTGTCACGTTTTACCCAACGCTTAACTACAGGTACAGTTGTTAGTGCTGCGTTATAAACATAAACACCTGGATAATTTTCTAAATCACTAGTATCAATCCAAATATCACCGTCTACTAGAGCGCTAACGCCATCTGCCTGTGTTTCTGGAGCGCTGGCGGCAACGATTGGACCTGCTACACCTGCATAAACATTTTTGTAGCCTTTCCATGTTGTGCCGTTATGAACCATGATATCGACTTCGTCTACCACGCTACTATACCACATTTGACCATCTTCAGGAATACGTGCTGGAGGATCATTTGTTGCAGCATAAACAAGTGGCTCCCAGTTACTTGCAATATATTCGTTAGTTGTGTCAGGAGCATTATGTAAAAAGCGTGTTTTGCCCAAGTTATTTGCACCTGGCTCGTAGTCGTAAATTGCAAAAATTAATGGTAGTGGACTGGTTCCCGCAGCATTATCAAAACGGATATCTCCGCCTTTTAAATGTTTAACAACTAATCTATTTTGTGTATCAATTTCTGCAACTACATTAATTAATCCTGCATTATTAATTGCAGTAGCCAATGCTTCTGCATCAGCAATACCTTCTGCGGTACCACCAGCACTTGATCCTGTAAATGTAATTGTTGATGCACTACTTAATGTGCCATCTAATAGGCTTTCTCTCATTTGGAATGAGTATACTGTAGAATCTGTAAAGGTTGTGTCAGAAATTACACTACTGGTAATTACTGTCGCTCCAACTGCTCCACGCTTCCATAACTTGAAGTTAACAATCGCTGTTGCTGCTTCTGTATGATTTGTTTGAGCGTATAGTGATCCTAATGCAAGGTTAGAACCTCCTCCAGTTGGATCAATTCCGTAAATTGCGCTATGGCCTGTGCTGTAAACTGGAGCAGCAACACGTTCCCATTCAGCAGTAACACTATTGAAACGTTTCATGTATAGATTAACACCGTTGTTAGGTGTAGTTGTCTTAATCCATACACTGCCTGTTGGTTCATTATTTTCTGCTGTTTTCCATGTTGGAACATCTGTATGAGGACTAATCTGTAAAGCAAGTGTACCACCTGCCCATGTACTTGATCCTACTTGTACCCAACCTGATCCTGATTTTTTGTAATATAGTTGATGTTCTAATGTATTACCATGGAAAGTTGTAAGTACAGGTGTTGTAGTATCTGTGTCTATGCTAACAATAGCATAGTCACCAAATTGTCCAACGCTGCTCTTTGGGGCACCTGTTCCGCTGTCTACTTTAGCAGATTCTGTAATAACTAAAGGAACTTTGTTTGTAAATGTCTGGCCGCCTGCTGTAGTTATGGCAGCGCCGTTCCATTCAAAAATTCCCCACTTTGTTGCTTGGGTATCAAGCCAATGTGTTCCACCAGCAGGGTCGCTATCTGGCTCTTCTGCTTTAGCATCTAATTGACCTAAATCAACATCTGCACGAACAACATACGCTCTGTTGCTAACGCCTAAGAAACTATATGCAGCCTGCAATCCATATTCATTCTGCTCACCAGCGTGAACTGGGTTTCCGCTCGCATCAGTTTTGAAAATTGGATCGCCAAAGGTATCTGCAAGATCTCTTTGACTTGTAATAAGATATACCTCTCCAGCGTTGGCTTTAAGTGTGCCTGGGGCGATTCCAGTGCCTCCGCCGTTTGTTTTATTGTCAGCTGTGGCAACCACGATCAGAGGAACGGTGCCAGGCTCAGCTGGTGTGTAAAATGATTCGTCAATAACTTTGACTTCTACGCCTGGTGAACTTAATGCCATCTTGGATTCTCCTAAGGTTTCTGTTCTAATATTA